TACAAACAATTGATGTAGAAGGGGTAACCCCCAATCCATGAGGCACAGCAAAAAGACCGCCACCCGTTGTACCATAAAGATAGGCTTCTCCAGCACCGGGAGAACTTCTAGCAACAATGGTTCCCTTAGTCATAGTAGTTAAATTGGTGGCGTTGGTGGCGTTGGTGGCGTTGGTGGCAAAAGCAACGTTAAAGAGGCTTGGGTTGTACACGTAATGGTTTGTACCGTCATTACTTCCCCATAACCAATTAGGTTGACCACCTTGACCGTTCCAGTTAAAGGTCATTGCAGGACCAGACCCACTTTGCAATAAACTAGATGCGCTAATACTGCCTAAAGACAAAGTAACGTTTGCTGATCCGTTAAGAGAAACAGAGCCTGATGCGTTCCCACTTACAGTAATTGTTCTGGCACTAGCCCAACTTCCTGCTGTACCAGAAACGTTACCCGTCACGTTACCAGTGAGGTTACCAATAACGTTTCCTGTAAGAGTTCCCGTTACGTTTGCAATAACAGTTGAGGCGGTAATAGTTCCTGCTGCAAAGTTTCCACTGCCGTCACGACGCACAAGGGTGTTAGCAACTAGTAAATCAGTTTCAGGAACGGTGTATTCAGCAAGGTTTTCCCATAGCGCAGCAGCAGTCTTAAGCCATACTTGGGATTGACCACTGTTAGAAGAGATAGCGGTATTAACATAAGTATCACCGATTGTCCCTAAAGAGTTGGAAGGGGTTCCCGAACCGGTGCGTTTTGTATTGCTGGGCTGAGTAATGCTCTTGTCAATAATACGGGTAGACGTAACAACATCTGCTGTACCCGCCGCACGGTATACAGCGGCAAGAAGAACATCGCCCGTTGTTAAGGCAGGAAAGGTAGGGTTACTGCCAGCGGTACCTTGGCGTTTAGCCACAGCACCTGCTGAAGTAACTACCACAAGGTCAAACCTAGGGCTAGTTGTATCCCCTTGACCTAAGGCTAAGGTAGTTCCGGTAACAGTAAAGTACGTACCATTAGATAGTACTTCTCCACTGGCAACAACTACGTTTTGATCGGCAACTCCTGAAGCGGTAACTGCACAACCGGAAACTACACCGCTAGAACGGTTACCAAGGGTTACAAAATCTACACTATCTGGCTCAGACTGGTCTGTTACGGATGCATCGGGAGCATTGGGAATTGTGTAACCCATTAATTACCTCAGAGAGTGTCGTAGATGTTCCCGTGAGTCTTGAGGTGTGACCAAAGATCCGACGGGATATTGTAAGTCTTGCCATCTTCAAAGTTAAAGATTGCACGACCCCAATACATGGTCCAAGTGCCTTTTATACGGGCACGGCGCAAACCAGAATCTGCTGGAGGAGCCGGGGTGACCACGACTTCCTCTTCAGAAGTTTCTTCTGCAAAAATGCTAGGTGTACGTTTTGTAGTCATTATTACTCCTTAGTTTGTGAATGTGTATGAGTGGAGCGGGGGTCCGAAGACCCCCCGCCACAACTATCTCCAATATTAGGAGATAGCACCACCCTTAGTGTTGATAAGCACACGGGATTCTGCGGTGATAACACCGAAGCCCCAGATTGCGTACCATGCCAAACCATGCTCACGACCAAAGTCAATGACACCGCCGTCACGGAGTTCCACTGGCAATGCAATGGCTTGTCCGAAGGCGTTGTCACCGATCATGATTGCAGAGTATGAGTCAGCGATTGGATCTGTGTAACCGGCAGATGCTGGGTTGAGGTCAACAACATCTGTGCCAGCCTGACCCTTAAGAACCTGAGTGGTTTCAATGAATACTACGTCGTACAAGCGACCAATTTCACCGAGCATGAAGTTGCCGGGAGCGGCGTACTTCGTGACTTCAATGAATTCAGGCCAGTCACGGAGCGCACGGCTCTGTGATGGGTGTACGAAACAAACGTATGTGTCGCCAAGGCGTGGGATGTTCTGTCCAGCAAGTACTTCAACTGCGTCCTTAACGGCAGCAGGTGAGAGGTATCCCGGTGCAGAAGCCGTACCGAGGGTACCAGCATCGTATGGTGAGATGGAACCACGGGTTGCAGCAGCGGTACGTCCGAAGATAACCGAAGGAGCAACAGCAGCGCCACCACCGAAAGGAACTCCGGGGCTGTAAAGGGTGTTGCGTGCTTGGATGTCCATAGACTGTGCCATGTGACGACCAAGAAGGCGTGAAGATGAGGCCATAACGTCATCAAATGATGCATTGAGCAACAATTCGGTAACGGCTACAGACTTACCTTGTTCCTTAACTGTAATTTGAATCTGGCTTGCAGAAAGTGCAACTGGGTCCATACGGACACCTTCAACCAATTCTGCTCCAGCGTAGTCATCAACCGAGAGGTTGTTGTAACGCATGAAGTTAACGGTGAGACCGGGCATAACGCCAAGTTCAGTTTTCTTAACAGCAAACTGCTCAAAGCGAAGAACTGGCATCGCTTGGAACAAGATTTCTTTTGACCAAATGGTCTGAATTGCGGGTGAAAGTGTTGCATCACTTGAGTAACCTGTAGTCGTAATTGAACTAAGGTTAGCACCTGTTACTGCACCACCAGCGGGGCCGGGAAAAGCCATATGTTTATCCTCCGTGGATAGTGGTTATGATTGGGTTTTAAAACCTGCCCCGTGAAGGGCGGGCTGACATGAGCCTGTCACGCATCTTTGCATACTGTTCCATCGGCATATTCCGAATATCTTCGGCAGTCAATGTTTGGTGTTCCGTTTGAGTTTCCATTGGCCCGTATGGGGGAGCCGTTACCGGCGCACCCCGCAACCGACCCTGAGATTGCTGGGTCGCTTGTTGGATTGATTCAATAATAGCATTACTTCTCTCACGAAGTACGGCAATTGAATTTTCTATCTCTTCCTCAGTGTTTCCTGATACAAGATCAATCAACTCAGGGATGATTCCTTCCGACTCGTCGTTTAGACGGCGATTACGGTAAGAGTTAAGTGCTTGAAGCGCACGCTCTTTTTCTAGCAGGGCTTCCTGCTGAGCACGTTGTTGTTCAATCTCTTCAAAACGGGTGCGATAGTCCTGTTCAATCTGGGAAATCTTGACATTGAACTCATCTTCACGTTTTGCAAGAAGTTCTTTAGCGCTTAATTCAGCCACTTCACGTTGGCGAATGAGTTCCTGCTCTTGCTTAGAACGTTCTTCTGCTTCCTTACGAGCAGATTCACGCTCTTGGGCAATGATAGTCATTTGCTCTTCCACCGTTTTTACACGTGTGTCGGCATCTTCAATGCGCTTGTACATCTTGTCTTTTTCCTGCTTACGGATGGCTTCTACTTCATCCTCAGAAAAAACACGGGATTTCTTAGTTGCGTCCTCTACAAACTGCTCTACCATTGGAGCATCCATAGGAACTGAAATGATGTCCCCTTCGGGAACGTTACGGTTTGACATAATTACTTAACCTCACTGGTTTGGCTATTAGGAACTTATTTAATAAAACGTTTAGTTGTCTTCGTCTGGGCTACGGCGTTGTGCAAAGCGCCCACCGTATGCCCGGGATACTATTTTATTTACGAGTTCGCCTTCCATTGGAGCGGCTGCTCCAATACCCGGCAACGGTCCACCTTCGCTTCCCGCATTACTTACATTAGCACCTCCAGCAGATACAGGTTGTGAGCCACCATCTGGGGTAGGCACCATTCCTGTAGCGAGCATAATTGCTTGCTGGATTTGTGCTCTCATCATGTCAAGGGCACCTTGGTCTAACGCATCGTCTTGCAATTCTTCAAAGATTTCCAACATCTTTTCATTTGGAAATTCTTCACCGAGAATGCGAAGAGCGCCTCGCTTAGATTCAAGACCAAGTTGCATCTTGGCTTGTACCTCATTGAGTTTGATGAGAACATCTACTGGCAGTGGTTCAGGCCAGTGAACAGTTGTTTTATAAGTCAATTGATCCATTGGGTCCAACTGTGTAAGTTGATCCGACTCTGGTTCAGCAGAAACAGCAGGGTTGTACTGCAATAGTTCTGGTCTAAAGATTGCGGCAGTACGGATAATCAATTCGTTAACACGCTCAAGACCCTTAGTAAAGTGGATCTTTTTCATGCTAAAACGGTTCATTAATGGCTGATACTGAATAGCCAAGGCAACACCTGAAGTGTTGGATACCGGCTGGAACTGACCAAGTGCGGTTTCAGGTACACCCGTAACTTCATGCATTGTGCGCTTAATTACTTGGATGTATTCCAAGGCACCAGACATCTCGCCACGTGATTCAAGGTTAAAGACACTGGCATCCTTAGGAAGACCAGCCCAAACCTTCTTAGGACCACGTTCTAACTGGGAAGCCTTGGCACCCGTGATGATGGTTACCGGCGCTGCGTGGTAGTTGATGATGTCAGATACTTCCAACATCTTTTCGTTAAGTTCACGATTGAGAGGAATAATATCCCATATATCACTTTGCCCCCAAGGAGATGACGAAATGGTTACGTTCGGGATATGCACGATTGGAATAGTTCCAATTGCGTTGGGGTATTCGTCAATGAGTTCGTCGTTAATAAACTGCTGAACCATGTCATCAGAAAGGATTTCCGTAAAGGTGTATACCTGACGGGTACCTTCTGGAGATGTACCCCAGAAACGGTATTTAAGTTTGAACCGAGTAAGACGGTCACGGTCATGGGGGTGGTACTCAGGGAAGCAGTGCGCTGGGTTCAATGGGATAACCCGAATACGTCCTTCTTGTGGGATACCAATACCATCTACGTAAGGCTCTTCATAAGCAATCTTTACAAAGCAGTCACCTGTTACTGAGGCAAGTTGCCCCATTTCCCAAAGGGCATAGTGCTTGTTGTTATGTACTTCCCATACTTGGTGCAGGAGGTTCGGGATGATTGCAGAGTTTTGCTCAGGGCAACGAAACTGGATACCCTTGCCAAAGCAGAAGTTGGTGATGTAGTCCGACATAGTACGGACATAGTTCATGTAGAACTGGGATTCACCCATTTCACGACGGTATGAGTAGTGGTGACCCAAGTACCAAGCCCATGCTGCTGCATAACGGTTTAGTCGGGGACCGTGTACCTCAAACTCTTCGTCTGCAAGTTCTACAAGTCCAAGAGGAGAGATGGCAACGGTGAGGTCGCTAGATGACGCTCTATATGAGGGTGACCAGAAGTCAATTGCCATGTTTAACCTTTTTTAGTTAGTAGTTGATTATTTTTTAGGGGCTGCCTTTTTAGGGGCTGCCTTCTTTTTGGCTACTTCTTGCTTAACTTCTTCTACAACAATAGGTGCTTCTTTAGCGGCTTTTGCAAGAAAAGAAGCAGTGGCAGGGTCACCAACTTTAGTACTAGCGTATGCTAAACCAGTGATTAGTAGTGGCATAATTGCTGCCTGCATCCCGGGGTCAAGGTTTGCCTTGGCAAGGAAGAAAGAAGCAGCGCCAACAATAGCACCCTTAATAGTCTGGTCGGTAATTTGGGAATCTTTAACGCTCATTGAAACTCCTTAAGGTTCTTCACAATGATACTTTATTTACAAGGCTATTGTTCTTGTATATGCGTATAAAACGGAGAACCAGTATGGGGGTCATATTGGGCGGCAATATTAAGAGCCTTTATACACAGGGTTTTGGCAGAGGCTGGGGTTAACTTGCTCTTACCCGTGAGCGCTTTTAATGCTCCTAGAGCATAAGATGCCCCAGTTCCCAATGCATATACACCGCTTTGGTCTGATGCCCATGCGTAACTACTGTCAATGACATAGATGGTGGCGTTAACAACCGCTATGATTTCTGAACTTTGTTCCGCCTTATGGTCAGACGATTCCTTTTCAGGAGAGGCATATCCAGTCTTGTCAAAGCATTCCCTGAGTTCAGGAATGAACTTGTTGGTAAAGAACTTGTCCAGTTGCAATCCAGACAGATTGGCTGTGGGAGTAGGCGGGATAAAGACATGGTGCAGAATATTGATAGCCCGCATGTCTCCTGCTGCACCTAGTAGGTACTTACCGTTCTTTGCAATCTTGTTAGCGTTTGACCTGATGGTCATTATCTGAGATACAAAGCCACCGGAATCCATTTCGGACAAACGAGAATCATTACCAATTACGGCAAACCCGTCACCTTGAATTCCTACAATTGTGGTCACTCCCCGCCCAGCAACTTTCCTTTATAGAACATTGTTCCGTCATGGATCGGCAACATCTCAGGATGGAAAGGTCCGTCACCTTCTTGGTAATGAATAATACCAAGACCTTGTTGCCAATCTTCTACGCAGGTAATTGGGCGACCATCTAAGTCCATACCACCCTTAGTTGATGGCACCATTCCATCTACACGTGCTAGACACCCAAAGGAAATAGCGGCAATGGTTTTTGGACCATCCCAATCACCACGGGTACGCTCAGCCCACTCACGGCGATGGATGTGCCCGTAGACTACAGATGATTTCTCTGTACCTAAGTACTTGTGTGCAGTAGAACCACCCGAAGCCACTTTGGTTCCATGAATAATCTTGATGCGGTTATTCAACCAAAACTGACTGGCTGGGTATCCAGCAAAGTACTCCACTCCAAAGTCTTCAAAGCGACACAGGAAGGGAATAGAAAGTACTGGAAAAGAGTCAGGTGTATTACCCTGCTTCAAACCAAATGCTGCTTTTGCGTTGTCAATAATGTAGTTGGTAAGACGAATTTCGTGGTTACCCTCCATCCAAACAATACGAGCATGTGGAGCAGCATCTCTAAGTTGTGCACAAAGAGTTGTCAAATAGTTAATGGTTGCCTGTGTAGTTAATGAGAACGCAGGACTCAAACGATACTTTGACATTTCAGGAAGGTCTGCGTTGTCACCGTTAAGTGCAATGATGTCAGGCTTCTCTTCTTTAATGACTGTAAGAGCGTAATCCATAGCAACTGGATCATGGGTACTAATTAATTCTCCATTAGCATCTCTAAAAAAACCAGCCTGAATATCAGGAAGAACAACACACTTCTTCCAATTAGATATTGATTGCTTAACAGTAACCTTAGGCAACTTAATAGAAGGTCCTTGATATACAGGGTCCCATTCAGGTCCTTCAGCCCACTTAGGTGAAAACTGAATAGCAGCAAGGTCATGTACTTGTGCTTCACCATCTTGGTCTTTAGTTAAAGACTGGTAAAGAGATACACGTTTTACAGAACCAATTTCATTGATGTCAATGTTTTGACGATCAAGAATTTCAACAAGACGACCAAGCGCTTGTGCTTTTGATTCAGGTGGGTTACTCAGTTTATTTGCCAAATCGCTCACAAGAACACTCCTTGTTTACGTGGCGTTGAGTGGTGCTTACACTAAGTGAATAACCAAAGTTTTTAAGAACTTTAGTAAGCCAAGCAGTACTGTACGTTTTTGCTTTACCTACTCCGGCTTCATCACGAATACCGTTTACGGCTTTATCAAGTGCTGCTTTTTCAGCATCGTTAAGGTTCTCACGTATCTGTGAAAACTTACAAGTAGCAGGGTAGTTGCCGTTGTCTGGCTTGTTTAAAGCCTCTAGCAAAGAATCGGGTGTCATGCGTAATCCTTTTGGTAGCCAAAGTGCCCCTCACGAACACTTTCACTATCATACTAGCACTCCACGCATGGACGCAACTAATTATTTCTTCAGATGCCAATCAATATGACCGTCTAAGCGGTCACCAACGTGGGTAACACTATCTTGTACCTTGGTCAACCTACGAATAATTATATTATTCTCATCTTGCACTTGATCTAGTTTATGCATAACTATGCCGTGATCTAGGCTATTTGATTTCTGCATGTGGCGAAACTCTTTAATTGCAAGCCCAACTAAACCCCCAAGTACGGGAATGGTAGCGGCAATGATAGTTGCCCATGCAGCGTTCATAAATTACATCCCATGCCCAAGATCAAAATGAGCACGACGAATGGCAACAGGGACATCAGCCGCTGCACCTGCTCTATGTTCACGGACAAATCCAAACCTATTGGAATGGGGATTTAATGCATAAGCGCCAGTCCCAAAATTGCCTTGTAGTTTTTCAGTAAGGGCACCAATGTGCCCTCTTTCAGGATCTGCCCAACGAGCATCGTCACGATCCATATTAAATGTAGGGGCAGTTATTGTTCTACCTGCTTTATCCTCAATAACCATAAATGGATGAGGTTCTTCTTTTCTTGTTTTTATTACTGGAACTGCAACGTTTCTGCCACTTTCCAAAACTTGTTGAATACGTGGAGCAGTAGTAAGTTCACTTACGCTTCCTGTAATATGAACACCTTTATAAGGAATTGTTTCTTCTTTATCTACAGCATCCCGCATAGTTTCTTTAGAATATTCAGAAGTTGTAGCCCCCGTAAGATGCTTCAACTCCTTTGGAATCATAATTCCACTTGGGTGCTTTTCAAAATCACCAATAATAGTTGGGGCAGTAGGTAATTTATGCCAAGGAATATCACTTAGAGTGTTGCGGCGAAATACTGGGTGTAAACCATTCTGCCAAGCATCTTCAGCATGTGCTCGTTGGGAATCTCGTAAGTGCGCCAAAAACAAGTCTGGATGCAAATGGGCAAACTTGGTGCGAATTACCTGTGCTCTTTGTGCTGCATCTTGAGAAAAATGACCAGAATCACTGAGGCAATTTTCTCTACATCCCGGAGTAGAGCAAGACCCACAAGTGTCTGTAACTCCTGATGTAGCCGCTGGCGCTAAAGCCAGTGTTGCTTGTAGTGATAAACGTGCCATTGGGTTAGTAGATGTTTCATTTTTCTTTGTTTTAGTATTAGATTTTTGACCAGTTAGCAACTGTAAATTTGGACTAGCACCCTCTGATTGGGCAAACTTCTTAAAAGCAGCACCACCTCGTGCTGGTGGGATGGCTCCTAAGTCAGTATCAGATACTTCCTGAAGCGTTTTAAAAAGTGGTTTTACCATATTTAGTCTACCTTTATCGGGTTGTTACGGCGAGTTTCTGTGTTTCCCCTGTTTTCCGATTTGTAGGCACGGCGACCAGCGTTCTTGTATTCCTTTTTAGTGGCGTTCTCTTCTTGTGGAGTAACGACTTCATCGGCAGAGGATTCTTTAAACTGTTGCGGAGCAAAGTTTTGCATAGGGTCAACCGGTGCAGGCCCTACCGCTTCCATGTTCTTTTCAACCCTTACAACGCCAGTAGAACCCCTGTGCTGGGCGCTGTAATCAGAACCATAGGCTATAGGGCGTGGCAAGGCAGGCTTTGATGCGTGTATACCATTACGGAAATGGATGCTTCTAGAAGCGTTGTATTTATTAAATACAAATCCAGAACCGGCGTACACAGGGGATATGGGCATGCCAGATCCTGTAAAGGTGAGTTGGGGGGTATACCCCTGCCCAACTACTACCTCGTTTTGCCCTGCGTCAGCGGTCTGGGATATTTCCCCA